CACCGCCATAGGTATCAGGTCGTCGGCATCCGGAACGTTGAGGAGAGCCCGGACCTCGGAGAACGTCTTGCTCTCCCGCGCAGTACCAGCGGCGTTGTCGACAAGCATAGTGTTTGCGGCCACGGGCGGAAGATCGACGCCAGCCGCAGCCGCCAACGCCGCATCTCGTGCATCCTCCGCAGCGGCGGTCGCCGCCTCGGCGAGGTCTTCCGCGTTTTCTGCCCCTTGCCGAGCGGCTTCGGCGGCGTCCCTTGCAAGGCCGGCATCGATGACTGCCTGATCAATCGCGCCGGTCTTCGTCTCTATCAGTCCGATACGGGCGCCATGATCCTGATCGACCATCGCGAGCCGATCAAGCTGGCGCTCGACGGCGCCGGCATCATTGCGCTGGGTATTCTCCAGATCGACAGCCTGCTTCGGGACCGTACCGCGATAGATGACGACGGTCCTGCCGGCCGCCGGCGCCGATCCGAATACGACGCTGCCGCCATTCGGCCATGAGCTGCCCGGAATGGTATAATCGGTGCCAAGAACCTGTACCGTATCGCCAGTTTCGTCCCGCAGGATGACGATGATTTCCGGCGCATCAAGGAATCGAACGGGATAGGGAAACGACGTAGTGGCGCCGTCGCCGGCATAGGAATAGACCAGCGGTCCAGGGGCGGGAACCGTCATAGGGCATGCTCCATGTGAGAAAACCCCGCCGGGGAGGCAGGGCCTTGAATGTCAGGATTCCGGATTTTTATTCAGCAGGTCGTCGCGAAACGGCCCCAACTCTCGCAATCGTTGGTAAAGTGCGGCTTTCCGCTCGGCGCCACCGCGTAGAAGAAAACACATACGGCCAAGACTAGACCGGCCTTAAAGGCCATCGCCCTATCGCCTTCCTTGATCGAATAGAAGGTCACGCTCGCCGCGAAAAACCCCACGATGAGAGAAACAATCCCCATCACGCCAAAAATGCTGCTCACTGCTTTCGCGTCTCCGGCAGTCCCATGGCGTCCCCTGTCGCTTCTTCTACACGATTGAGAAGCTGCCGGATATAGAACAGGTTCTGGAACGGGATCAGTTGCCGCGCCTTGTGCAAATCTCCCTTGGTCGTATCTCCGGCGAAGATAGACCCGGAAACCTGGAAGATGTCCGCGATGGCACCGGGCGTCGGGCCAAGAAAAGCCCCTGTGACATTGCGCGTGGCGTATCTTGAAATCTGCTCACCAGTCAGCGCGGATAGGCCGACACGTCCGCGAGTAGCCTTCTCGGCCATGTTGTTGACTTCCATGAACCAGCCGGTCAAACCGGACTGATCAATGGCATTGGCAGCCCATACAGCAGGATTGTCGGATACCTCTCGCCCTGCCGTAACCTGCTTCGTCCAGTAGGCCATCGCCCCCATGCCGAGCGAAACCAGCACCCCGCTCAGCGTGGCCGCGTCCCGCTGCTGGAGACCGGCCAGAACGACGCGCTGCATGGCTGAAATCTGGAAGCTGCGGAACTGGCCTACCGTCTTGCCGAGTTCCGTGCTCATCCAGAGCGGCTTGTCCTGTCCGGGGGTGACAACGATCCTGTCCACGTCGCGGACGACTGCCGTTCTGAATGCTTCCCGAGCCTGCCGGTCGGTCCAATCTGCCGCCTTGGCAAGGAGAACCGCACCCTGCCTGTCGCCGTGCGCCCCATATTCCTTTGTGATGCGCTGCGCCAGATCGGCATTGATCCCGGCCGCAGCCAGCTTGCGGATTTCCTCCGGTGTTGCGGTGCCTGCGGCTACTTTCTCGGTGGCCCGCAGGATGTTGGTCATTACCACCATACCGGACCACTGCTTGATCGCTGCGTTCCATGGCGCCATGAGCGAGACCATGCCGAAGCGGGTCGAAAGCGATTTCAGGCCACGCTCGAATTTCGATCCCCGGCCAAAATCGTCGGTGATGTCCGCAAAGGACATGGCCCGGCTATCGAGCACCATATCCAGAGCGGTGCCCGCCGCCTTCACCTCGTCGCCGGCAAGCCGCACGGCCCGAAGATTGGTGATCAGCGGGATAAATCCATCCCGAAACGTGCTGGTCAGCCCATGCTTGAGGACGATGCCGCCGACATCCGCAAGTGACGAAAGCGTCATCCCGCCGAGAAGACGGGCGTAGTTCAAGTTCCGTACGACACGGCCGGCCCTCAGCACGATCCCTTGCGGGTTGGACGGCAGCGCATAGGTGCCCCGGATACGGTCCCGCATGCCTTCGATGTCACGAATGGCAGCCTTGCGTGCCCGCTCCAGCCTTGCCCTTTCCTTGGCCTTGGCTTCCTCGGAAGCGGGCTGGCCCTTCTTGTCCAGAAGCCCGTCAACAGCGGCGATCTTGCGGTTGGCCTCGTCGTTGATCTGCCTGATCTGTTCCCGCATGTCAGGAGAACCGAATTTCTTCGCAAGCTCCACGTCGGCCGACATCGTGCGCACCTGGGCGTGAAGGACTTCCTCGATATCGGTGTTGAGGAAATCCTGTATCTTGCGGCTTTCGATCCTGAGAAGGCGTTCCTTCAAAGGACCGCGCGGCCCTGAGACAATGCTGTCATATGGAATGCGCCCGTCTGCATTGCCGAGGATCGTGTCAATCGTGTCCTCGACCAACTCTCGCACTTCCTGATCCGACATGCGCGAGAATTCTTCGAGCTTGGCGTTGACGTTCTTTGCCTCCTGCCCCGCCCTCTGTGCCGCCGTCTCTGCATCGGCAAGCTTGGCGGCAGCATCGCGCTTGCTGATGAAGTAGTCGTTCAGGATGCGCCCGAAATCGGAGCGGTTGGCGGCGATCTTGTCCTTGTTGTACATGCGGAACAGGTGAGAGATGTCGCCTTCCAACTGCACGTCTTCCGACAGCAACCTCGCCTCGATGGCCGCCTGCTTCATCGCATCGTCCAGCCGTCGATAAATCTGCGCGGCCTGCTCGACCGCCGGGATGCTGTGCTTGTCACCGCTGAATGCCGCCTTGCCAGCCTCCTCCTTGAACTGCTTGAAGGTCAGTTTGTCGCCGCCGAGGACGCGCTGCATTTCCGAGCGCATCGGCGCAAGCCTGATCTGCCAGCCGTTCGGATCGGGGGTGTCGTGAAAATACCGGGCATAGGCGGTATCGATCTGCTGGAGCGTGTCGGCAAGCGGCGCCTGCCACATTTTCATGCGGGTCTCGACCGAGCCGCCTATCTCCGTCGCAACGCCCTGGGCGTTCGCCTTATATTCGAGCGGGGTTTCGGCAAGCTGGCGCGCAAACTGCCGCGTCGTGTTGAAGTCCGACAGTTGGGACCGGATCAGCGGGTCCTGGGACCGGACGCCAAACAGCTTCTTGATACGCGCTTCATCCTTCAACTCCAGGGGCCCGGTATCTCGCGCCGCAGCGCCGGCAGACTGGCCGCCGAATACTGCCTGGTCGGCCTGCTCGAAAACTTGCTCCTGCCCCTCGATGCGTTTCGATAGCTCGACAGCCTCGCGCGGGTGCAGATAACGCCCAGCCAGGCCTCCAAGGGCGCCGCCGAGCAGTATGGACCCGCCGATGTTGATGGCGCTTTCCTCGCCCGTCCTTGTTGCCTGTGTGGCCTGCAAAGCGCCTTCGGTCACGGCGGCATCGATCCCGGCGCCGATGGCCGCACCACCAGCGATGGAAAGCGCCCTGCCTCCAGCCCCTATCGCCCCGCCGATAGGGAGAAGCGTCGGGAGATCGACCACGCCCGCCGCCATCTCGGCAACCGTTCCAGCCCATCCTGCCGCTTGGAGCGTCCTGCGATCCTGTTCCTCACGGTCGATCTGGAGTTTCAGTGCATCAGCGGCCTTGCGATTGAAGACGCCCGCGAACTGATCGACATAGGGAGCATAGCGCGCATCGTCCTTCACATAGTCGATGGAGTTGAAGCCATCCTCGATCTCATAGGGATCGGGCTGGCCCCTCGACGCCAGATATGAACCGATGGTGTTCTGCGTCCTGAATGCCGCTCCGAACGTCTCGCCCCAAGTCGGATCGGCCACAGGATCATCATCCGGCGGCGCGACGTTCATCAGGTTTTGCGGCACGGGCCTTTCGTCAAGGAACGGCATCAGCGCGCACCGAATATCGGATCATTGCCGGAAAGTGCATCCTGCATGGAGAGCGTCCCGACATCCTTGGCATTGTCGAACAACTGTTGGCGCTGCCCTTGTATCTGGTTTGCGGGCGTTTCAGGCGGTGGCGGCGCAGTCGGCTTCGGCGGCTTGGCAGGTCCTTCAATGAAAGCATCGAGCGATGAAGCGCGCCCGCCGTCGTCGCCGCGC